TGTTTTCTTTTTTCTTGATTTTTTACCTCCACTTAGAGAACAAAGACCATCAGAACATTCTTTTTCTTCTTCTTTTTCTTCATCAATCCTTGGAGTATTTTTAGTTTTTATTTGTATTGTATCGTAATCTTTTTTCCAAGATTCCATTCCTTTTTGTGTTTTTGTTAGTGATTTTTTAGGGGTTTTTGATTGTTGTATTTTTTTACCAAATTCCTTAAGTTTTTCCCTTTGTTTATCGGTATTATTCATATTTGTATTTTTAAGTATATAAATATAAATAGATTAATACAAGATTCATTATTATAAATTATAATGATTCCAATTCATTCATCAGTTCAAAATAGATTAGATTCATTTCACGCTTCTAAGAAAGTACCAAATTTGATTTTCCATGGTGCATCCGGAACTGGAAAACAGACTATTGTGCATAATTTTTTAAAACAAATATATGATAATGATAGAGCTAAAATGAAATCTAACATAATGATTGTGAATTGTGCTCATGGTAAAGGTATCAAATTCATTCGTGAAGAGTTGAAACTATTTGCTAAATCTAAAGTTCAATATAATAAGGGTGTATTGTTTAAAACAATTGTATTATTAAACGCAGATTATTTAACAAATGATGCTCAGTCGGCATTAAGACGTTGTATAGAATTATTTACAAACAATACACGATTTTTTATAGTTCTTCAAAATAAAAATAAATTATTAAAACCTATATTATCACGGTTTTGTGAAATTTACATACCAGAATATACAAATGAAGATGGATCAATAAATAATTTACACAAAGTGAATTTAGCTTCTAAATTTCCTTTAGATAATAGATATTTTCAAAATGAATTTTCAAGATTCATAGAATCTGAAGTTCTTAATTTAGAGAAAAGTAAGTATGATCAAAAATTATTTATTGATATTTCTACTAAATTATATGAAATGGGATATTCTGTATTAGATCTTATAGATTTTTTTCAAAATAACGAAATTTTTGATTGTCAAAAAACAATAAATATAATTATTCACTTTAACAAGATTAAATCCGAATATCGTTGTGAAAAACTTATTTTATTATCTATTCTTGACTACGCATTTTTGCAGTAGTGCGTTGTAATCAAACACAAATTATCTAAGGAAAATGTAATATTATGGACGATTTTGTCATTTCTAATTTACATGAAGCTAAGAATGAGTGGTGTAGTCGCTTGGTTTCTGTTTTTACACCATTAGTAACTGAAGGTATTCGATCTATGTTTAATGAAGCATGGAAGATTTGTACTGATACGGATGAAGTTGGTAAATATTTAATGACGTTCCAAAATTTATTATCTCGTGTTCCAAAATGGAATGCTATTATTATAGAAGAAGAACGAAAACGTATAATTGAAAGGAGTGGTTGTAATTATTTAGAAGATTTAATTACATGTGTACACATAATTCAATTAAAAGTATTAACTTGTATTCGTGTTGGAAATAAACAAAAACAGATTGATATATCTATTCCTAAATTAGATAATTTCATACACAAGGTTTATATTCATGTTGCCCGAAAAATATATACAAATGTATATTTGTTTGAGAAAAACATAAGTCCATTACAAGTACAGAAACATAATCGTGAATTAGAAATTATAATTCAAGAATGTATTTTAACATCTATTCGTGAATCTATTCCTACAGAAGAAATCATTCGTGCATATATGGATGAATCTGTTGAACACGAAGAAGAAGTAGTTATTGAAAATATTGAAGAGTCAGTTGTAGTAGATGAAGAAAAGAAGACTGATGAACCAGAAGAAGATGAGAAGAAAGAAGATACCAATAAAGAAGAAGATATTAAGAAAGAAGAATCCGAAGTAGATAAATTCCCTGAAGTTAAAACAGAAGAAATACCAGATGTAGTTCCAACAATTAAAAATATAGATGAAGAACCAGTAATTACACGTTTAGAATTTAATGATTATGATAGTGTATTAGAAAAAGACGATAGTGTTGAAACTATAGCTGCACCTAAAACTATTGAGCGTCTTGAGACAATAAGTACTGAACGTAATTTACAAAGAAAATTGGAAGAAGAAGACGATGATGATGAAAGGATCAAAATTGGAACAGATATTGCGTTGGATAATTTAGATTTTATGGATATGAATAAAGCAGATGATTTTGTATCTTTAGATGATATTGTAGAATTGAATTAAATCTAAGATACCTTTGTTTAAATAATTCGTAATATTTCTTCATTTTTATTATGAAGATTTATTATTAAAAATGGAAAACCTATTTTTGTTTGCGATTTTAACTACTATTTTGTTTTGTTTAGTAAAAATAGTTGAAATGAAATATATTGAAAAAGAATTGAAGCCTTTGAAATATATTGTAAGAGATGCTGTTGCGGTGTTTGTATGTTCTTTAGTTGCATCATATTCATATTTTTATATGAATGATTCTTTTACGGATTTTATGAATGTTGTAACTGAAAACAAGACTCTTAATTTAGATTCTACTCAAATTTTTACAGATGTTCCTAACTTTTAAATTCAATATCATATAAATTAGTATATGATATTGATTATTTATATATAAGATGGAATTTCGTCGATATCTATAATATGTGCATCGATTTCCATATCCAATATATCTTCTTGAGAATTTAATATAAATTGTTTGAAAATAGGTCGTAATAATTGATCTTTAGGAGTATGTTTATGAACATTTCTAGCAATCATTTTATATAATTTGAAATTAGGATATCTTTCATCTCCATTAGATTTATATAATATATTTTTACCATTATCATCACAAACCCAATCTAATATTAATTTTTGAATTTCACTTTGTTCTTTTTCAGGAATAACTGGTACATCATCAAACACAAAATCGAATATTGAACATCCTAAACGACAAATATCAAATGACATATTTGGTTCCAATCGTGGTTTGGATGAATTGAAATAAGGCTCTGAATTATATTGTGAAGATGCATCACCTGTTTTATCAAAACTATCGCTACACATTATATTTCCTTGATATTTGTAAATTGCTCGACCAAAATCTATTATTTTATAAATACGTCCATATGTAGGAACACGATAAACGGTTTTATTAAATTTATAATATAAATATTTTGTTTGAGTTTTCTTATACATAATATTATTTGTATGAAGATCATTATGTGTAAATTGAAATGCTTTTTGATATGTTAATAAAGACATAATAACTTGAAATAATCCAGCTATAATCTCATTTTCTTCGATCAATTTATTTGAAAATAAATTATCTATTGTTCCTTGGCAAGATTCCAAAAATATCATTTGTGTTGGAAAATCTTTAATATATGCATTCATTACTTCTTCTTCACTTTCTTCATCACTCTCTTCTTCACTTTCTTCTTCATCCTCATTTTCTTTATCACTATTAGATTCATCACTATTAGATTCATCACTATTAGATTCATCACTATCTGATTCTGTATCATTTACTTCACTATTATTCGATGTATTTTCAGATCTGGTAGAATTATGTGATTTTTCATAACAAAGTTCTCCAATATCATGTAATTCAGATTCAATATTTAAATTGTCAACTTCGATTACTTCTATATCTTCTATTTCAATATCTTCACTAATTTCTAATTTTTGTTTATTAGATCTAGAACCGAAATTCATGTAAGGAGTATCTGAATCATCAAAGACATACTTTACATTATTGGTTTCATTAAAATAATCAGATTGTAATAAATAATCTAAATCATCAGCAATATTAAATTTGAAATGTTTTTGAATTCCTAAAAAACTACCATAATAATCTAAAGAATTAGAAAAATTATGTTGATGTAACAATTTCGAATTCAAATAATAAAAAAAATTATCTATATACGATGCATTATTAGAATCATTCATCTTTTTTATACAAACATTATCATTACTTTTTTGATTTTGTGAAGATGAATCATATAAAGGTAAATTATATGACATATTTTCATATTTTCCAATCAAATATTTAATGGGATCTAATAAAGGTGAAAATTTAATAAATATTGGAATATTTGAATCTTCTTTAGTTTCTTGATCAGTGACACAATTTAAATCTTTTATTTGATATTTTTGATTTAAAGAAATAGAATTGAAATTATTATATGTCATTTCAAAAAATAAAGAATACGTCGGGTTGTATGCTTGTAATTTTTCAATTTCAAATGGTTGAAATGATCCAACACTATTCTTATCTTCATATTGTTTTTTTAATTTTTCTAAATCAATATTAGATATTTTGTTATAATTTATTTGAAATTTAGGAGTTTCCATATATTTCATAAAAATATATTATAATGCTGTTTTTAACGGAGTTAGTTTATATTTACTAAATAATTTGTATGTGAGATATATAAAAAATAATGACACTTGAATTAAAAAAGTTTGATATGAAAACTATTACATTTAATCCAAATGAATCAAAAGCTCCTGTTATTATTCTTATAGGAAGAAGAGATACTGGTAAATCTTTTTTAGTAAGAGATCTTCTTTTTTTTCATCAATCTGTACCTATTGGAACTGTTATTTCTGGTACAGAAGCCGGTAATGGTTTTTATTCTGCACATGTTCCTAAATTATTTATACATGAAGAATACAATACTGTATTAATTGAAAATGTCTTAAGACGGCAAAAAATGGTTTTAAAACAAATAAAAAAAGAAAAGGAAACATATAATAGAAGTACTATAGATCCAAGAACTTTTTGTATATTAGATGATTGTTTATATGATAATTCATGGGCAAAAGATAAATTAATGAGATTATTATTCATGAATGGACGTCACTGGAAAGTTATGCTTATAATTACTATGCAATATCCTTTGGGTATACCTCCCAATTTAAGAACAAATATTGATTATGTATTTATTTTAAGAGAACCTTATTTGACAAATCGAAAACGTATTTGGGAAAATTATGCATCCATGTTTCCTACACTTGAATCTTTTTGTTCTGTTATGGATCAAACTACAGAAAATTATGAATGTTTAGTCATAAATAATAATACTAAATCTAATAAACTTAATGATCAAATCTTTTGGTATAAAGCTGAAAATAGACCTAATTTTAAATTAGGTTCTAAAGAATTTTGGGATATTTCTAAAAATATGGATTCAGATGATGAAGAACAATATGATCCTTCTAAATCTAAAAAGAAAACTTCGGGTCAACAAATTACAGTCAAGAAAAATAAATGGTAACTCATAATATTCATATACAATTATATATAAATATTTATTTTTAGATTACTTACATAGGACCAGCCATACGAAGACCACCAGCAACACCAGTACCAATAGCGAAAGAAGCACCTTGTCTGGCACCAGCACCCATGGATGGAATAAACACATCCAATACACTAAATGTAGCAGCAGCCATAAGAGCAATCACAACGATTTCCTCAACATTCAAAGACTTCTTAGGAATTACGTATGCGGCAATAGCAACAATAATACCTTCTACGAGATATTTGATAATTCTCTTTACAAGCTCAGTAAAATCAAAAGATCCAGACATTTACAATATATATTATGAAAATAAAATAAATATTTATAAATTTCAAAAACAAATTATATATCTATAAAAATCAACTTAAATAACTTTCGTAATTATTTCTTATATAATTCAAAATGTCTGGATTTGAGCGTAAAGTATTAGAAAATGGTCAAATTAACCCTAATTATATTGATTTATGTGACGAAGATCAACCAATTGCTGGACAAAAATTTGCTTGTTTATCTTTTGTATCTCCCGAAAAAATTTTAAAGAAAAGAGAAATATTTTTATTTGAAGAATTCCTAAAACAGTGGGATTTCAAAAAATCTATGGATAAGTTTTTCGAATTTATTCATTTTATTTCATACAAATATGGATTAGATGTAGAATCATTAATTTCGGATTATACTGAATTTGTACAAGATGAAGGTGCTAAACTTAGAGAACAAGGTGTTGAAGATGATTACAAAAACTTCTTAGACAAAAACGAAGATACTTTAAATTCTAAGTTTCAAAAAGAAAATACTTTTGAGACTTCTGTTAGAGGATTGAAAATTCGTGGTGTATTCCCTACTCAAGAAGAAGCTGAATTAAAATGTAAGAAACTTCGCGAATCTGACCCTAATCATGATATCTTAGTAGGACCTGTTGGTCTATGGCTACCTTGGGATCCAGATGCATACAAAACTCAACGTGTAGAATTTATGGAAGATGAATTAAATCAATTACATAGTGAGAAAATGAAAAACGAATCCAAGGCAAAAGAAGAATTCGAAAAACGTGTTAAAGATGCTAAACGAAAGGCTATTGAGGATAATATCAAAAAGGCTGAAAAAAGTGGAAATGTTCTTACACAAACTTTGGATGATCAAGGAAATTTGGTCGGTGTACAACAAACTGTTGACTTTGATGAACGTGAAGCTACAACCGAAGAAGAAACAAAAAAATATAATGAAGAACTTGCACAAAAACTTCAAAATGATAGTGCATAAATTTTTACTATTAATCTTCATAATCGTTTAAATTTATATTATCTACTTCATCTGGTCTTAATTCAAAATTAGAGTTACGAATATCTCTACTTAAATTGATAATTACATATTCATAATTACTTTTTCTAAAATAATCATTTACTTTAATTGGAATATTTCCATAAGTCTTTCCTATATCTTTAAATGCACTATCCGAATAATCGTATAAAACATCTATTTCTTTCAATATATCTATTATTATACGTGGATTATTACGTGGATTATTCAGCGTGTTTGTATTATTTATTGCTTCCATAAGTCTATATATAATATCAGTACTTGATGTAACAATCAATTGAAATACATTTGATATTTCTCTTCGTTTTTCAAACCTTTTATCAGTTCTTTGTATTTTCTGTTTATAATTTTCTTCTGTTACTCTATTTTGCATAAAATCTATTCTCAAATCTTGATTTGCCAATTCATAATTAGTATTATATTGGGGAATTTCCACTTCACGAATATGTATGATATGTCGAATGATCCATTCTAAAGTACGTTCTATGCATTTCAAATATGGAACTTCATTTGCACGAACCTTTTGACGAATAAAATTTATCATATGATGATTCACTTCTTGTCCACAAGGGTTATCTAATGGATTACGAGGCATTCCTCCATTTTGACGCATATATTCATAATAATGGGGATTATGAATATTATGTTCTACACGACCTGTTCTGAAACTAAATGCAACATGACACTGTGTACACCACATTTGATCACAACCATCTATCTTATATATTCCAAAACCACAACTTGGACAAGCCTTTGTGTCTTTTGCAAGAAGCTTTGCTGTTTCTACGTTGTTTGGATCACACGTATGTTCACAATCTTTTTCTAATCCTTTTATTTCATGACACTCTGGACACGTCCATTTATCACAAATTCCACACTTCCACTGACTACTTAAAAATCCTTGACAATTCTCATCTGGACAAGCTCTTACAAATTCTGCTCGTTCCTTTGGAACTCCTCGTCCTATTTCTCTACGTAATTCTCCTTGTCTTAGAGCAACTTCATTTTGTTTTATTCGAATATGACGAATACTTCGTTCAAGATCCCAATATTCTTTTTGTAGTGTTTCTATTTCTCTTACTTTACCAATTATCAATTGTGTCGCAGGAAATAATGCACGCTCTTTATCAAACAAAATATTTTCACGATGGTTCTTTAAATCTTTCGAAATAAATGTTTTTGTCATCGTGTCTGAAAGGTATTTACGAGTCCATTCTTTACCACAATTGGGTGCCATACATTTTATTATATTCTCAGACAAAAACCACGTTTGCCAACATGTTCTACATGCAGTAAAATCGCAAAAACAACAATCAATATTTGCACGCGTTGATTTATTTATAGATTCTCCACAAATTATACAATCACTCATTATTACTAGTTTATGTTATTTATTATTATAACATAAAATGAATCAATTTTTTACTTTACTATTTTCTTTGGTATTTTCTTTGTCTAAATAATCTTCACGCATAGTATTACATACACCACAGTGATCTTCATTAGTTAAATCTACTTTCTTCAAAGATTTGTCATCATGATCTAAACTCCATCGACCTAACTTTGGAGTTGTACTTTTAAAATCCATACGTTTTGGTAAATTATCCAAAAACTTATTTATCAAAGGATAATTACGCGACAAATATTTCAACATATACACTATCTAATTATATGTCTAATAACTTTTATATATGTTTTATTAATTTTTTACTTTATTTATCTTCTTCCTATTCTTGGTACAATTTGGTTTGGGTTTCGTTTCAGTTTATTATTTAATATTTTCTTTTTTTGCAATTCATCCCATTCATTATCAGTTTTTTTTTGATTTTCTCTATTAGCATTCATTTGGTCAATTTCTTTGAAAAAATTATTATTCCTCTTTCTCTCCTCCGCGTCGTTTGAATAGTTTGGATCTTCATAGGATTCATATTTACGACCTGTTACTCCACCATTTATCTTCTTTTTGGTTTTTCTATTTTTGGATTTACGGCGAATAGTTTTTCTTTTTCCACCTATTAAAATTGGTGGTGTTAATTCAGATTCCAAAACGAGTTTAATAATATTTTCTGGACCATATTTATTTTCTTGTTTAGTATAAATGTTTCTCACTTTATAATTATTATTAGTAGTAAATATTCGTGACTTTCGTGGTATTTCAATAATAACAGAAATATCGTTATCTAAATTAATTTTTGACTCTTCCTTTGCTTTTGACTGGTGTTGTTTTTCTTGTATTTCTTTTCCTTTCAAAAATATACTTTTATTAATTTCAACTGAATTACTATCTATATATGATTGATATTTATCTTTACCTACTACTAAGTCACCAACTTTAAAATCTGTCGAGTCTTCTTTTATCTTATATTTAAGAGTATATTGAATATCTTCAGACATATATAATATATAAATATTTTTGTTAGAGATTAAACAGTAGGAAAGAATTCCCAATCGAGGTCATGACAAACTTTTTTCCAAATCATATCTTGATCTAATTGTTTTTCTCTATCTTTCATCATGGGAATATAAGGTAAATATTGCACTTGATCCAACAAAGTACATAATTGATATAATGTGTATGTATAATTGAAGAAGTTGGTTCGACTGGCTGGACAATGTACCGCCCACGGTTTTTGTATTTCGATAAATAATACACATAAGGTTTCATGTAATTCTTCATTCATAATGGGTGGTTTAATTCCTAAAGTAGAATTAATATATTGGATGTGTTCGAAATATTTATTTAATCCCAATTTCCGCAAAATTTCTCGCATTTTATCATAATTAATTTCTTTATAATTTTTGATACGTTCTTTTTTAATTCGGTCTTTAATTGCTTGTATAACTTCATCAGGTATTTGTGTAGTTTCTTTAGCCTGAAATTGCGATAAAATTTCTTTAAAATGATTTAAACGAATATATGCGGTGTATGAAACTTCACTAGGAGGTTCTTTATTAGCCGGTTTACTGGAATCTACAATATAGGATACATAACAACCGCATTTTTCATTATTACATATTAAAATACCTTCTTCATCTTGTGGTATTAATTCACCTTGATTACATACTTCACAAATATCAGCTGCAACTACAAAATCATTAATATTTAGTATGTCATTATTAACATTTTTCCAATAATTCTGATAAAATGCTTTTGATTGATTATATTGACCGGATGTAATATCAGAAGATTCTTCAGTAGTACCTTTAACTTTAAAGAATGAATTCAATACATTTGTATTTTGGTTTCCACCACCGGTTGAAATATTTTTCTTTTGTTCAAAATATTGAAATACATATTTTGAATTTTCCAACAAATAATCATTTTTTTGAGATTTAAGACGTTTAATTTTCAATTTATAATCCTTAATTTCATCTTTGATATCCATAATTCTATCTATTTCATTTTTCTTTAATTGTCTTAGTTCTAATTTTAACTCATCTATTATTATAGTTAATCTTGGTATTTCTTCAGTTTCGATATTTTCAAAATAATTTAACATTTCACTATGTTTTTCATCGATGTTATTATTTGTATAAACAGATTTACTACTTTTCATTTTAATTAATGTGATTTATTGTATTTATTATATTTTTTCACTAATTAATATATAAAGTAATGTCGAAGAAGAGGAATATTGATGAGTATCCAATTGTTTTAAGTGAACAACCATGGAAAGTTTTTAATATATTGAAAAATATACAAGAAAACCGAACAGAAGACAAGCGTAACACATTATATTCGGCATCTGAATTATATATTTTATTTGTTAGTGTATTGCGATATTGGAAAAAGGGTATTGATAAAAGCATAGAAATAATAAGAAAATTGCATAAATATATTGAAGACATAGAAGGATCTAGCACAGAAATAAAACCACTAAATATTAGTGAATCTCGTGAAGAAAATAGAAATAATTATATAGAATATCTTAAAGTATATCCGGAGGTTGAAAAAATTGCGAGATCACAAAACAAACTTCAAGATATAACGGGCAAAATAAGAAAAATAAATAATTTCTTGAACAATCTTGATATATATATTACTACAAATGTTGGAAATCATAAGGAAAATATGCAAAAACTAAAAAAGTCAATTTACAAAAATTTTTTAAATAAATTAAAGAGATATGAATTATTAATCAAAGAAAAACACTATTTGGAGAATATTTCATGGATAATAAATGGCGAAGGAATGATACCTAAACGGATAAAAACAATAACAAATCAACCGGGTATTCAGAATATTACGATGAATATTATCATAAATGGTAATGTTGTAGGTAATCAAACGATTGAATTACCGAATAATGAGAAAGTTTTTGAAAATTTTGGAGAAGATCTATATCATAGTAATGTTACAGATTTCGATTCTGGAGAAGAGAGCGATGAAGATGATGAAGATGATGAAGATGATGAAGATGATGAAGATGAAGACGTTGGACAAATGGTCCAAATCAACGATCAATTACAGCAACACGCTGGTAAAAAACCTACGAGAAAACGTAATAAAAATAAAGTAAGAAAGTCAAAGATTAAAAGGACTAAATCCAAAAAGTCGTCAAAAAGTAAAAAACGAAATCTCAAAATATATCACAATGCACACACCAAGACAAATCGAAAAAAAAGAGTATCATAAAATGTTTTTTATAACAAAAGCTATAGAAGATGGATGGACGGTGAAAAAAAGGAATGATTCATATATTTTCATAAAGAAAAATGAAAATAAAAAAGAAGTTCTTAAACGAGAATATTTAGAAACTTTTGTAAATTCCAATTTACATCCTTTTTCATGAATAATATGGATAGTCTGTATAAAATACAATAATATTTATTATTAGACACCATGTACCAGTATACATATATATATATATTTAGTATAATTAAACAAAATAGAATTAAAATTTTTTTAAAATAAATTTTAATTTAGCGAATTTCTCTAAATTTTTTTCTTTTTCTATTATATATTCATATAAATATGGGTGGAGCTTTGATGCAACTAGTCGCCTATGGCGCACAAGACGTTTTTCTTACCGGTACTCCTGAGATCACCTTCTGGAAGGTGTCATACAGAAGACACACCAACTTCGCCATGGAGTCCATCGAACAAACTTTCTCTGGACAAGCCGATTTTGGTAGACGTGTTACTTGCACAATCTCCAGAAATGGTGATCTTGCTTACAGAACTTATCTTCAGGTGACTCTTCCTGAGATCAACCAAACCATGGCTGGTTCCGCCCAAGGTTCCGCCGTCTATGCCAGATGGTTGGACTATTGTGGTGAGCAACTTATTGCCCAAGTTGAGGTTGAGATTGGTGGTCAAAGAATCGACCGTCAATATGGTGACTGGATGCACATCTGGAACCAAGTGACCATGACATCTGAGCAACAAAAGGGATACTTCAAGATGATTGGTAACACCACTCAACTTACATACATCACCGACCCTACTTTTGCCTCCGTGTCTGGTCCTTGTGCCGCCAACGGTGCCCCTACCCAAGTGTGTGCCCCAAGAAACGCTCTTCCTGAGACCACTCTTTACGTTCCTCTTCTTTTCTGGTTTTGCAGAAACCCTGGACTTGCCCTTCCTCTTATTGCCCTTCAATACCACGAGGTCAAGATCAACCTTGACTTGAGACCTCTTGGTGAGTGCTTGTGGGCTGTCAACTCCCTTACTGCCACCAGCGGAACTCAATCCGTCACCACCGCCTATCAACAATCCCTTGTTGCTGCTTCTCTTTACGTTGATTATATCTTCCTTGATACCGATGAGCGTAGAAAGATGGCCCAGAACCCTCATGAGTATTTGATTGAGCAGGTTCAATTCACTGGTGATGAATCTGTTGGTTCCTCATCCAACAAGATCAAGTTGAACTTCAACCACCCTGTCAAGGAACTTGTCTGGGTTGTCCAACCTGATAGCAACGTTGATTACTGTGCTTCCATGGATGCTCAATCCGTTCTTTTCAAGACCCTTGGTGCCCAGCCATTCAACTACACCGACTCTCTTGATGCCCTTCCTAATGCCATCCACGCCTTTGCTGGACCTGCCGAGATCAGCGGTTCTACCGAATTCGTTACTTCTCAAGGTCTTTTCCAAATGCCTGGTGCCACAGATGTGTCTGGACACGGTCTTCTTGATGCTCCTTTCGATGCTCAATCTGGTGCCATCGGTGCTTCTGGTGTGTCTGATGCTGGATCATTCGTCCTTGCCGAGACCGCTCTTGACCTCCACTGTTGGGGTGAGAACCCTGTTGTTACCGCTAAGCTTCAACTTAACGGTCAAGACAGATTCTCTGAGCGTGAGGGATCATACTTCGATGTTGTCCAACCTTACCAACACCACACCCGTGCCCCTGATACTGGTATCAACGTGTACTCCTTCGCCCTTAGACCTGAGGAACACCAACCATCTGGAAGTTGCAACTTCTCCAGAATCGACAACGCTGTCCTTCAGTTGGTTCTTTCTTCTCCTACAGTCTCTGGTGTCGCTACTGCCAAGGTCAGAGTGTACGCTGTTAACTACAATGTCCTTCGTGTCATGAGTGGCATGGCGGGTGTTGCTTACAGTAACTAAGCACCATGTAAATATGTTTTACATATTTCTATAATTATAAATCTAAAAATAATTAAACATTAGAAAACAAATAAAGAATATAAAAAGTATATTTTTATATTTTTAATAATATGTCTTCATTAAAAACTCATGTTGCCACCACACAAAATCAATTATTGTTGGATAATCTTATGGAATTTTATGAAAATAAAGATTACTTAAAACAAATGATGAACATCATTAATGGGGAATCTAATATTTCTCTTAGAATTATTGATTGGTTCGTTACTAATTTTGCTAAAAAAAATTTTACTGTTTACGAAATATTAACTAAAACTACTCTTGATGGAGAACCTGAAAGAAAAAGATTCAAAGTATATAATGACTACAAACTAAAACTCAAAGCTTATTCAAAAAGAAAATTTGATCCTTTTTGTAGATGGGAACGCATTTCTATTCCTTATGATAACAATATTGTTATGGAAACCACTATAGGACAACTCAACTTTTTTAAATGGGCTATAGAAAATAAAATTATAGATTATATTCGTGAAAATTATCAAGCTATTGAAAGTGATATGAATACACGAAATAATACCTATAAAAATCAAGGAAAACAAGACTCTAAAACACGCAAAAAAAGAGAAGAATTATCTATTTATGCATGTAAATGTATCAAAAAAGAATCCGTGGAAATTGTTGTCAAATTTAATTAGATTATTTATGGCATAGGTACACCACATCCATGTTTTATCATAAGTAATTTTATTGGTAAACACGATTCATGATTTGGATCTTTAATACAAGTATTATATGAATCTTTTAATAATTCACACCAATCTAATTTTACATTATGAATTTGTAATTCTTTACTATCTAAATCTATCTTATTTGGTTTCATTATTGAATATATTACATTACGCCCTATTGCACTTCCTGTTCCCAAAGATATCCCTTCTGCTACCCAAGTCCCTACTGATGTTCCCATAGACTGTTTTGTAGGTATATTTGGTTTAAAAGGAGGAGGAGGAGGAGGAGGATGAGGATGAGTGTTATTATTCATCAGACCAATATATATTATCATATATACAGTTTTTTATTCTGTTTTATTTTATATTTTTATCGTCCTCCTTTTGCACCATCATAATTTGCCCATATTCCTATTGGTAAATCAACATATTTAAATTTATATTTACTTGAATTCTTTATTAAATTTAAAAAATGAAAATCACCACAAACGTCTGCCTTAAATTTAAAATTTGAAAATACACTATAATGTACACAAAAACACGCCATATCTATATCACCATTCTGAAAAATATTATTACGAAAATTATCATCTTTAGGCAAAATACGATCCTTGTATATTTTAGACTTGTAAATTAGAACATCGGTTTCTTTCGATTTTTCACATATTTTCGCTAATTTTTCTATAAATGTTGCGTCTATTAATTTACTATCATCGTCCAATATAATAACCCATCCTTCTTTTGGTTGTTCCCCTAAATTATTTAAATATAAATTATAAAATGCTCTACCTGCTTTAATATTAGGAATCACACAAATTACATCTTCTTCACATATTAAATATGAACAGTTAGCATTATCATTACTTTTAATATGTCTGATATTTTCATAAGATTGTAAATCAATACTATCTTTTAAAGTTTTATAATACTTTTCACGATTACCTGTACGTGTTAATATATTTATGACAACCATTATAGTTTTCATCAATATATTTTTTGGTTAAATCAAACACAACACTATATATGGATTATTATATATGCCATATTATCCTAATCTTAACTTACTTTTTATTCATATTCCTAAAACTGGCGGTTCAGCGATTGAAGATGCCCTACAAAAGAAGAATATCAAATCTACACTCATACAACGAGGACAACCAGTTGCTGGTATTTGTAATAATATGTTGGACTATCCTTATAAAAACAATTCCTTACAACATCAATTCTATAACACAATCTATACATTTCGTGATAAATTAAACGTAAATTTTGAGAATATACGAGTATTTTCTGTTGTTAGAAATCCGTATAATAGAATCATAAGTGATTTGATATGGCTGAAACTTATCAACAAAGATACTTCTCCACAAAACGTTTTTGATGTAATCAAAAATAACTACTTGTATAGGACGGATTTAGATAATCACAATCAACCACAATACAAATTTATCACAAATGATAATAATGATATATATCCAAATATCATAATATTTAGATGCGAAACTTTAAACGAAACAAATGATAAATTAAATGAATATATAGGAGTTTCTATTAATATTCGCAAATCAAACGTCAATAAAGACTATTCGAAATATCTAAACAAAGACAGCATACATATCATTAACGAATTTTACAAAAAAGACTTCGAAATATTCAACTACAAATTACTCGATTAAAATAAATTGTTATCTATTGTGACTCCACCGGCACGGACCCTTTTTCCTTTCAACCTAAATGTTGATTTATGTTTGATGTTGTTATTATTTAGAACATATTTCAAGAAACTTTCAGAATGTAAAGGGCGATTCTCTGCATATTCCTTCGCAAATGATAATCTCGAACCATACACAACCATCGAATCCGGAGGACCCACTGCCATTCTATCATTATACCCACCAAAAAGGTCAAATGATGGTGTAAGAACCAGATTCTCTCGATGACTTTGTAAAATATCTTCTATACACATTTTGTTATATTTCAAATCGGGACGAATATACAAAACTAAATCGTATGTGTTTCCACTCTGTTTCCATAACTTGGTCACCTCATTTAACGAATTCATCTGACATAAAAAATTTTGTAATGATTTATAATTATCATTCCACGGATCGCCATTTTTCTTATATGTTTTAAATTCTAAATTTTCTAAATATACCATCTGGTTTGTAACCACAACATTTTCACAATTTAATAATTTATACTCATCTTTGTCTAATTTACATTTATTTTCTTTGGACCTTGCGTTTGTTAATTCCTCTAAATCATATGTGTGTAAAAATTTTGTATATGTTATTCCATTTAATGAAAGCACCTCGAAAATATTATTTTTTATTGATTCAATCGTATATTTCAATGAACGAGTCAGCCCAAAAAAACATATAGCAATGTGCATTTATATTGAATATATAATGTATTTCTAATGTTTATTATACAAACACAACATACAATTCAAAGTTTCACACAAATTTTTTTCTATCAACAAAGATTATTCTTTCAAAAAGAACTTTTCAATGAATCATTTTTTCAAATCATTGATAAATTGATTCATTTCTAAAATATCTGTTTTTAAAAGTATATCTTTGGACTTTTCCCTAAACGTTTCATACATTATTTTATTATTCTTCAATTTCATCCAACTACTTTTTGGATATAGTTCTGTTAAAGGTTTCATCGAATGTTCCTTGATTTCTTCTAAAATATCTTTCGATTTATCTCTTAAATATGTATCATCTTCAAAATCCGTCATTTTTAAAATTGTTGCCTTTGAACCCTTACGATATTTATCTTTATGAACTCCTCCACCACGACCTTCTTTTATACCATACATATACTCAAAACTCATATACCTATAATGATTTATACACAATAAACTACTTGTTGCCGGTATATGTAACATATGATTTGTTCCATATATCGGCAACATATCCCATATTCCATGAATATCTACTTTACTCAAATGGTTCATATTGTATATACATTTAGGATGTTGTTTAGAATCATACTTTAACCGTCTAATATTTGTATCTATTACTGATTTGGGATGCTCAAACACCGATGGATAATATAAAGTCATTTGAATCAATATTTGTTGAGTTCGTTGATTTATATGTTCTCCTAAAATCTTCTTCAAATTATCCGATTTTTTTGAATATAAAAACTCATCAGCGTCAAATACACATAACCATTTCACTTCAGGCTTTATTTTGGAAATATATTTTCCATAACTCTCTCTTTGACCTAACTTTGGCTCTTTATATATTGTAACAAATCCAGAATCAATAAATTTTGTTATATCATAATTATCTTGAGAACCATTATCAATTAACCATACATGATCTACTCCCCATTTTTTATAATGTGTGAGCCATTCATACAAAATACTTCTCTCATTTTTAAAATAAGTTAAAATTCCTAAAGTATATTTCTTTTCTTCCATTTATATATTTTTTGTTATTTTTTGTTAGTTTAGGTTCTCAAATACTATTTAGGTTCTCAAATTCCTAAATTAATTTTGTGTATAAAAAATCACATTTTATTTTTCTGTTTTCATTTCTTGTTTTTTTTCAGACAAATTTATTTTAGGAATTTGAGAACCTAAATAGTATTTGAGAACCTGAATTCTAATATTATAAATATATATACAATATGGGTTTAGGATGTAATAGAGCTAATGCAAGACCTCCAGTAAAATATTCTAAAATTACACAATTTTTGCACGAATTAAGTTCAAATGATGAAAATTTACCATATAATTTCTTGTTACTATTAGACGATGATGCTTTTGAAAAATCTTGTCCATTATTTCCATCTTTGAAAAATCGTATTAGGAAAAAGATAAAAAATTATGAATTATGTATAGAGAAATATTCAAATTTATCTAACATCGAATATCCAATTGATGAAACTCCTGAAGTTAATAAATTATATATTATGTTACCAAAAGAACAAATATTTATAGATCCAAAAAATTATGATACCAGATTACTTGAGTCAAAAATGCAAGAATTAAGTTTAATTTTTATGGATTTAGGAGCTCATGAAATTGAAATAACTACAGTTCATAAAACATCTAATAGTCAAAGTACATCTTTTGGTGCTGATGTAAATGTTAATCATATTGATGTAGGAACAAACGCAGAATTAAGTAATAGTAATTCAAATACACACGAAATTAAAGAACATCTAACATTTCCAAAAATAGACGATTATAAACTTGAAGTAAATAAATTAAGTCGTTATCAATATTTATGTAAAAACTTTAGATGGAGAAATCTTATTGTAAAACGTGTTGATGGGTTACTTGAAAAGTTTGAATACGAATTGGAAAATAGTGAAGAAAATGAAAAAGCAACAAAAATAGTAGAAAAGTTAAAATTATTCAATATTTCTGTTTCATATAATAATGAACAACATGTAACTAATACAAAAAAATATACAGTAAAATTTAATACCCTCAAAAAAGAAAATATATTGTATGGTGACGAAGAAAAAGAAAACTCTTCGCAAGACGATTCCATTTCTGAATCTGTATCTGTAAAAGATGTCAATATTGATGTTGTTTGAGTTTCATTATTTTTACTAAACCAAAGGTATCTTCGATTAAATATTTTGTGTATGATTTTTCACAAAATATTTAAATTAAACTTTAGATCTTCTAGATTTGTTTTTTCTAGATTTATTATTTTTAGATTTCTTTCTTTTTGATTTTCTTGTTTTTGATTTTCTTCGTTTATTTCCTCCTTGTGATACCTGATTTTCCATATCAGCTCTTGCATTTTCAACATTTCTAACTATGGTACTGTTTGATACTCTTGAAGTTAGGTATTCTCCTATTTGGTTATGTACAGGAATCTCGTCTCCCATTAAATGTTTATCATATACACCTAAATACGCGTCTTTTCTCATTTCCAGATTATCATTAAAAATACCTTGATACACCGGTTTTACATAAATATGTGTTACGTTGTTGTTATCGACCACTTTAAAATATTTTCTATACATTCTTGTTAAAGGTACTATTGTATTAAGATAATATCCAAATTGTTCAGGATAGTTACCTGTTATAAAATCATTTTGAATATTAGGAAGACTTCCATCAGGTTTAAATCCATCATCAATATATCGATATATTTCTGGATTTACAGTAGGATCATAATTAAGTGTTATAGATTGAAAAGTACCTAGGTGTTGCTCATCCGGACCATTTCTTGCCCTAGGATCATGTCTATTATTATATTCCCCATCATCATGAAACAAATTTTGTACACGAAACAAACGTCGTCCCCAACCTGCTTCCAACCGTTCATTTGGTGGATTAATTATTACTGGTAATTGATGTCGATTAAAAAAATTTCTAATATTAGCATTAGGATATTCAGTTATAATACTCATTTACGAATATAAATTATATATATTATTGATATTTAGTTTTTTCTGGTTCTATTTTTTCTAGATTTTCTTCTCTTGGTTTTTTTGTTTCGAGTTTCTCCTCTAAAGCTACCTCCCATCCAAGATGGGCGTCTACTTCGGCGTATAGGTCTTCGATAATGGGTTAGGTTCCTCGCATTTGTATAATCGGAAGATGTATCAGTAATCAATGGAAACGCTTGTGGAGCCGGTTGTAATGGTGGAGCTGATGGATCCGGTTGTAATGGTGGAGCTGATGGATCCGGTTGTAATGGTGGAGCTGATGGATCCGGTTGTAATGGTGGTTCATATGTTTCTAATAGTTGTACATTTTCTGCGTGTACAAGCGGAGAAATTGGTTCAGCAGTTGGAGTGGTGCGTTCTCCCGTTGGAATGCCTCCATTCAATTTTCTAGATTTTCTTTTTTTAGATTTCTTTCTTTTTGATTTTCTTGTTTTTTTACAGTTTCCTCCTAGATTAGAATCACCAATCCAACCACTACATTCTTGATATAAATCAGATATTACTTTTTGTTTATTTCCATCCTTTGCGATTAACCATAAAATAAAATATGGATATATTTTTTGAAAATGATTAAATGCTGTAACTGTCAATAAAGTAGTTCTTATTTCTTCTAAAGTTATTTTTTCTCCATTTAAAATTTGGACCTTTCTTTCTTTTAAGTTATTATTCCAAACATGACTTATCCAATGAAAGTGATTAAATATAAGACCAGGTTGCATAGGTTGCATAGGACTAAAAAATTCTTCAAATTCTTGACGATATTGTGGATCCAAACGATTAATATCAACACTATTAAAAAAGTTATTTATATATGTAGTTAATTCGTTAGCATAATTATAATTATCAGGATTATTAATATAAAATACTTCACCATCTTTTATTGACATACTACGTAATATCCATACAATAATGTTCAGTTTTAAATACATATTACAATCTCCTTCTGGTCCATCCAATAAGTATCCTCTAAAATCATCCAACAACGGTGTATCAGTATCAATTAAACATTCATTATATCCTTCAATTAATCTATTACGCAACCATTGTGGTTGATCTAATACTTTATCCATAAGATTGAGTATTCCATTTCTTACTACAAGTCCAAAAGCACCTCCAGTAGGAGAATATCCATAATTTAAACGTGTTCGTGCTTCTGTTTCCCAAGTGTTTAAATCTGGTTTTATTATTTTATTAACTATTGCTTCTTTTATTTCTTCAGTAGTTGAATCATTAGAAAGACGAACAAAACCATTATATAAATTTTTACGACATAATGGACATAAATAAGATCTTGTTCTATGCTGGTTGAAACAATATTGATGAAGTTCATGTCCACAAGGTAAAACTTTTATTGGATTATCCATACTAGTACGATTCATATCTTCTAAACAAATACAACAATTATCTTCCACATGTTGACTTCTTGTGGTTACTCTACTCATACATAATATATCTTGATATAATTTAAAATTCGTTTGTTTAATAATTCCTATGTATATTTTATAATGTCTTCTAAAGATCAAGATTTCAATCAACGCATTAATGTTGCTTCGACTTTGACATTAGAGCTCTACAGAGTATTAATGGGTGCATTCTTAATGGTGTTTGTTCCTCAAAAGTGTGGGGATCATATTTGTTCAATAAATGAAAATATCAATCGTGATGATACATTATCACGTATTACAGTAGCATTTAATTCTATTACACTATTTGCTTTCTTGATTCTTTATGCAATAGAAGTAAAAAGAGAAAGTAAACTAATCACATATTTAGAAGTTAATAAATTCAAAGCTCTTGATAATGAATCTGTTGGAGAAGCATTAACCCAATTAGAGAGTTCAAAAAAAGATAATATTTTAAGTTATGATGTGTATTATCAAAAAACTGGATATTTATGTACTGGAATTTTTGGTGTTAATAGTATTTTAAGTTCAATCGTAATTTATACACATTATTTAGATAGTAAAACAGTTACTGTATATTTAACAAATTTACTATTTATGTCTTTAAAGGTTCTCGATGTTTATAATACAGTAAATACAAAACCCAATATTTTTTATAGTGCATATCTTAAAAATAAAGTACAATTTAATGATGTAGACCCTGATAAAATAATTAAAATAGAATCAGTTGAGAACCCACCTCTGGAAATAGAATCAGAAAGTAAAGAACCGGAAAGTAAAGTATCAGAAGAGACTAAAGTAAGTGAAGTTAAAACAGAAACAGAATTAATTACAGAAAATACCGAAGAATCTAAATGTTAGGTTCTCGAATACTATTTAGGTTCTCAAATTCCTAAATTAATTTTGTGTATAAAAAATCACATTTTATTTTTTAGTTTCCATTTCTTGTTTTTTTCAGACAAAATTAATTTAGGAATTTGAGAACCTAAATAGTATTTGAGAACCAAGAAATATAAAATTGATGTATTTTTATGTATTATTATATATTTTATTAAATTATAGATAATAATGGAACAACATATAATAGATATAAGAGAAGACTATGGACAGTTTATTGAAATAGATATAGAAAGTCTTGAAGTTATTCGAAGAGTACCTAAAAAAGTGAATGAATATATGAAGCCATCATTAATTCATTCTATTTATACAATAGTAATGTTTGTATTAAAACAAATACATGAAGTATAGAATTATTCTCTAAGAGGTCTTTGGTTAGGTTCCATATAGAGTGGTTCAGGAATGTGAAGTGGTAGTTTATTCATAACAGCCAAAGATTCTAATTGTTTGAAATCAGGTACGACAGGTTTCATAGGTGTTACTAAATTAGTAGATCCAGTTCCATGTAAATGTGACTCAATATCAACAAAGTTGTGCGATAATTGTATAGAACCCATACGTCCTACAAGAAGACCATCACCAGCAATATGATTGGTAAAAGCTTGTCCATTTCCTTGATTAGTATATATACGATGATCAAATTGTAATTGTAATGATTTTTGTTGTGCGTGGTAGTTACCAGCAGTGTTATTATTTCTTGTAGATGCCATATTTATATATATCTCATATTTTATTTAATAATTCTTCATAATGATCATTAATTTTGTTTGGATCTTGTAAAAAATTTTCATATACGATTTTAAATAGCCATAGATGATCATAACAACATAAAATTGCTAAACCAATTTCAGGATCTATGGAAAACATTCTAGCTGCGGCTTTTTGATATAATTTTTCAAAATATTCATTATGTTTGGTATTTTTATAAATGGTTTCCATGGATTTTTTACAGGAATCATTATCAAATAATAATTCATCAAAAGATTCATCATCACTATCATCGTCATCTTTTTGAATATTAGATACATCCATATTGAAAAAAGTTCTCAAAAATTGTCGATAAGATTTATTATCATTATAATAATTATGAGTTTCCATATAAAAATATCCATAAGTGTATTTTTATATAGTTTGCTTAAAAAGAAGTATTTGGTCTTAACTCATTTTGTTGTTCCATGGTCATTTCACGTGCGGATATACCACCACGTCTCCATCCATCGAAAGCGAGTTCTTCAATAGAGTTGGAAGGATTATTGATGTATGATTTCAATTCATCTCTTAATGGGTATTTTTGAGGATCACAATAAGGTTTATCCATAATAGTAGAAACACTTTTTTTTTCTGAAATATTCTCACCTTGTTGAAGTTGAGATTCGAGTGTAGGATCACCATTACCACGACCTAAATAAGGCACAGTAATAAATGGTCTTTGATGAAGTTGAAGTTTTTCTAAAGGTCTTTCAGCACCGACTTTATTTAAAAGTGCAGATTCATAATCAACAACATTTGCAGAAATACCTCCAATACCGTTTCCGAACATAATACCATGATGTTGGGTAGCAAAATCTACTTGTGAGTTGGAAGCACTATCACTAAAATAGTTTGATACAGAGTAAGAACCAAATTTGGTATTTTGAACATTTACTTGTGTTTGATCAACCATATCTGATCTTAATCCGCTCACATTATTAAATACATAACTATGTAATGTCGACATTAATACTTTTCTATATAAGATACAGCAAGAAAATTATTTAGATTTAATTTGTATGACGATCTAAATTTCTTGCACAAGCAAATAGATTACCTTCTTTACAAGATACCATGCTTCCGTAACAAAAATCAGCAAAGGCTGCTTGATCATTTGGTATTGTTGTGCTGGGAGTGGAATGAAATGGTTTCAAAGATTGCTCAAACACAAATTGGTCTCCTAAATCTGTAAATAGTTTGTTTGAAATATCTGGCTGTCCGGGATTTGCTTCAGCAACCATTTGTTTGGCACTTTCTAAAATAGTTTCACCGTTACTTTCTGTAAAAGCAGGTGGTGCTGGTCTTTTATTAGCAGCATCGTCATAATCAGTTAATAATACGTTGGAAAGTGGATTTGTTGCTTTTGTTTCATCAAAAATGGTTGGACTTGAATCAAATTGATCTAAAACCGCTAAAGCTGGATTCTCGAAATTTTCTTGTTTTTTCAATTCATTTTTTTCTTGAATTCGTTTTTCTTCTTGAGTTTTGAAAAAATAAAGACAATAAATTCCAAAAAGAGTAATAATACATACTAATAATATACGTAAATTCTTACTATATACAAAGCTTAATAGTGTAAGAATCAATACAGTTCTAGTAATTGAATTCAGTTTTTGATAATATTCCATATCTTCTACTGGAAAAAATTCAAAAATGTAATCTTTTTGAAACAATATATTTGGGTTCTCGAACCAAAATGGAATAGATTTTTCTTCTTGTGATCCCTCCTTTAAAAATGATTCATTCGAAGATATATTTGTTTGAGTTTTAGCTTCATTATCCATTTGTATGTCCATTTGTTATATTCTTATATATATAACAAATATGATTTTTTATTTTTGTTTCATACATTTATCGTCTATTTCTAAAGATTCACATTTTTCTGTTTGAGGCACTACCTTTAATACACACTTCGATTTTTCTCCATAAAGTGGTTCTACACATCCCTTTTCTCCTTCTTTACTTTGGAGCGTTTTTTTCATTAGTTTTTTCATTATTTTCATTTCTTTTAAACTTTTTGTACATCGTGAACGGAAATGTTCATAACGTTCTCGAACATCGTCATAACTTAATCCTGACTTTTTATTTAACATAGTGTTTATGGTTTCATGTAAATCATAAATATATTTAGAAAATGTTTCTCGGGATTTTAAAGCCGATTTATTTAGCGGAAGTTTTTGTAAATTTTTACAAAGATTTTTCCTACATTTACCACAAGGTAAAACATACTTTAAACTAAATATAAATTCTTGATAACGGGTCTTATCTTTACAAGTTGGTTTCAAAGGATAATTGAAACTCATCGTGTGTAAATAATGCCACATACTTGGACCCCATACAGAAGTCAACATACCATCATTACTATTGTAATCATTATCCGAAAATATCTTTTTACGTGTTTTATTTTTTTCCTTTTTTGTTTTAGACTTTGATCTTATTGTTTTCATTATGTAGTCATATATTATTTGTAGGAAATATATTAGAAAGAAATAGTGATGCTTTACTATTCGTAATTCTGGGTTATTCTAAATATCTATTTGTTATATATAATGCCCAGTTTTTCAAAAGTTGTAGGAGAAGTAGTAAGACCATATTATAATTATATTATTGCAGCAATCGCATTCGTTTTCTTCGCAGTACTTGCGTATTTAATTTATAAAAATGTATTTTCAAAGAAAAAGAAAAATATTAAATTCGATGATGTCGCTAATGCTAATAACCGTAAAGGATCTATTGATATTTTCTTCTTCTTTGTTGATTGGTGCCCTCATTGCAAAACCGCTAAACCTGAATGGGACCAGTTCAAACGTAATTTTAATAATTCTACCATAGGAGACAACGTCGTTAAATGTTATGATATTAATTGTACTGATGATAATGGAGAAGATATTGTTGAATTTGATAATAGTGATCCAGATAACCCAGTCCAAACAGGAATTAAACCAACATCTATGAAAACTACCGAGCTAATCAAATTATACAATATTGACGCTTATCCTACAATTAAACTTAAAAAAGACGATATTGTAGTTGACTTTGACGCTAAAATCACACAAGTTGCATTATCAAAGTTCGTCAATAGTGTTTAAGTTAGCTACTTCATTTAATGAAATATCTAGTGTTTGAATGACATTTTCAAGTACTCCCCATGATTCTAAATATTGTTTTGTTTCGGTGATACCTTTTTGAATGATGTTTGTACGGTATGATTGGGATTTTGCTATGGTTTCAAATAAATCTAAAATGGTCACAGGGGCGCCTTCGGCGCCCCCTTCTTCAAACATATTATTCACATCCGTATAATCCATCACTATTTTGTGTTTGATATCTTCTTTAGTGTCGTTTGTAAAAATCACTTTTTTGAATATTTTTTCAAACAATAAAAATGAATAATTGAATATATTTGTGGTTTCTGTT